GGCGGCGGCGACGGCGGCGGCGGTGGTGGCGGCGACAACGCTGGTGGAGGTGGTGGCGGCAGCGATGCTGCCCTTGCTTTCGCACGCGCTTCCGCCGCTTGTACTTCCCCCTGGCCTGCATTTTCCCACCGCGCAGCCGCCTTAGCCGCCTCGTATTCTTTCGCATTTTTCACGAAGGGATTACCAGGTGGTCCTGCGTTAACATTATGACCGGCTGGTTGTCCTAGAGTTGCAAAGGGATCTGCATACGCGGGTCTGCTTAAATTCACTTCAGGCCCATTGTTCGGACTGACTGTATAATTCTCTAATCCAACCGCCGGGCTCCGCAACTCTTCATCAACCGCCGGGCTCCGCAACGCTTCATCAACCGCCGGGCTCCGCAACGCTTCAAGTTCGACTAGAAGACCATTTAATTTATCATAGAGTACCTTTACCTCTTTCGCAGCACGATCCTTGTTACCCTTTATGTTCCTAAGATTCGATGGCCCATAACGCGCCTTTTCCCACATTGTTAACGGCTTTGCTGTTGGTAATAATTTACGAATTTCCTGTACGACCCTTTCTATTTCCTTCTTTTTTTCTTCTACGGCGTCACCCTTATTCAGGCCGTTACCGCTAGCCCTTATAGCATCTATTTCTGCATCTATATTTCTTATATTGTTTTCATAGTCCCGATTTCCATTACGCTTTTGCTTTGAAGCTATCGCTGGCCCGTATTGAAAATACACTTCATTCCCAGTTTCCGGCCGCGTCCGCCGTGCCCGAGTATTTTTCAATGTCTTCTTAGCCCTTTCAGGTAATGTACGTTCATAACCATAGGAAAATACACTATTATATTTCCTTTTTGCATTTAGAATCCCCTTCTTTTCCATTTCAAGTTCGCGCAGCTTTCTCATACCGTTCGTCATTAATACAGCTTCAGCCGCATTGATACCCTTTTCAATCTGAGAAAGTTCGTCTCCTACATTCGGCGTAGGTGCCTCTACAGCCGCTCGTACTTCTACAGGAGCCACGAGAGCATCGCGCTCACGCGCGGCCAGCTCATCCTCTACCTTATGTATGTTTGCCTCCGTCTTCCGTACGATATTGTTTGGTTTGAACCCGTTCTTCTGCGCCTGAAGCAACCTTTTTAATCTTTCAAGTTCAACACCCAACTCCCGATTGCTTAAATCTTTTATATTACCCCCCCGCTGTCTACTAATCTTTCTCGTACGTCCCATATCTACTAGGAGCAAACAAATTTGAATTCGTCTAATCCAAAAAATACATAAATGCCCTATAAGGAACATCTCCGTATCCGATCCCCGCCGCAGCAAGAAGAGACCTCCATAGAAACCAAAAATAACGCAGACACCGTAATAAACATTATTCCGACCTACATTCTCATCATAAACCTCGTGAATTCCGCCCTGTACGTCTACAACGGAGACACGACACACCTCTACTTCGCGATTATCACCGGGGCAATGTGGATCGGAGTCCTCTTAGAGGCCGTGTATAACCCTGCGCCGCATCTACCCATACAAGTCGATTCAGAACCCGATGTCTAGATCCAATGAGGACGATGACGCCGGGTATACGACAGCAGATGCCCCTTCCCTTTTTTGTAATAGTTCCGATAGGACACGATGGCCGAGGTCGAACACCGGTAGATCGGGTCCATCGCGAGAGGAGGTTCCGTCCACTTCCCCACCGGAATATTTGCCGGCTCGTGGAAATACAGCCACCGCAAATGCTCCTCGCAGGAATGCGCTCCCCCCTTAAACCTGTGCCGGAATTCATTGCAGAGCGCCATACCCAGTAGAACGAGCCAGCGGTAATTGTGGATGTCCGCCCGGGTCCACAAGGCGCATGGATGCTTGTCATTCCGAATCGGCAAGTACCCGTGCATCCGAGGATTCCCCTTCATCCGCGGGGCCGTTGCAAAATTCGGCAGAGTGTCAACCTCTATACAGAGCATCCAATGCGCCGTATAGAGTAGTTGTGTCGTCTCCAGAATCATCTTCACTACGTGCTTGTCGCAGTGCCATCGCGCACAACGAGCCTGTTTTTTATGCAAGAAGAAGATGTTCATTCGGTGCTCGGGCCCACACCGGATCCAGCCTTCAATTTTTCCCGGGCAAAAATGCGTCCTGCGAGCAGTATTTATAGAGGGCCACAGGATAGCATGCACAAGTACGAACCCATTTTCGTATCCGCCTTCATTGATATTGGATCTGCCGTGAAATCCCCCGAATATCGCATCGGCCAGTTCAAGCACCTCGCCGACTCCGGCATGCAGATTCACCTCTTTCTGAGTAAATCCTTCGAAGCCCACTACGACTCCATTATCGGCCCGCGTCCAAATATCACCGTAGAGACGATTGAGCTCGAAGACCTGGAAACCTACAAGGAACTTTCCGACGTGGCCTACACGATCCCTCTCTCAAATAATCCCCAAAAGGATACGGCCGCCTACCACATCGTCCAGAACGCGAAAATAGAGTTCGTGGAACGGGCATCCCTTTTTCACAGATCCTCCCATTTCGCATGGATTGACTTCAATATCTGCCAGATGTTCCGTACAATACCGGAAACCATCGCCTACCTGCGAAACAATATGGAGGCCCGGCCAGGGCTCTACATGCCCGGCTGTTGGCCGAAAGGCTACGGACAAGACAGCCTCTTTCACACGATCTCGTGGAGATTCTGCGGAAGTTTCTTCGTCGGTGATACGGAATCGATACACGCCCTGTACATGGTGTATCGCGGCCTCTTCAAACGGATCGTGGCAATGTCGACCGTTCTCACGTGGGAAGTGAATATCTGGCACTACATGGAAATACACGGGCATTTCCAGCCCATATGGTACCCCGCGGATCACACGGATTCTATTGTAAGAGCATTTCAGGCGGACGAGTCACCGTCTCTTCCACTGATCTAGCCACTTTGGAGAACATGTTCGTAAATGAAAAGGGATTGAACACAATGTCATATTGTAAAAGGACTTTCGGGAGAACATTATAGATGGAATCGTACGTCAATAAAGCCCCGGCGAAGGAAATGGCTACCTTGTCCCAATAGTACATTTTGGGAATATCGTGAATATAGAAATAGATCATAAGAAAGATGCCTAAGGCCGTTTTGAAGATGAAATCGGTCAATAAATAAATCATACCATTCTCCGATTGCCGCCCGAAAATGACGAGGATAAATTGTATTGCGAAGAAGGTTTTCAGAAATATGAATAACGTAGTATGAGGTTTCATGGGGGCCCGCTCTAGTCTTTGGCGCGGTAAAATAAAATCGGCGGATATTTCTTTCTAAGATAGATAGAATACAGCATGCCTCCAGCACAGACAGGAAGTTCTAAGAAGAAGAATCCGGGTGGTAAGGGAATGCGCCGGGCCGCGAAGGGTGGCAACAAACGCGAAAAGAAGAACAAGAGTTTCTGCCAGGATTTCGTGGACGACATTCTGGCAGGAGAGGACGTGGATCCTCTCACGGTCGCTCGCGTGGAGCGTTTGTGCGGCTCCGGGCAGATGCAGCTACTGACCGTGGCCGGACAAACCTTGACGGCGCCCCTCAAAGGGAATCTGCGGTGTAGCAAGGGGGCGGCGAGAAGTGACGACAATAGCATTGCGGCCTTTGCGGGCACGACGTTCGTGATTTTGCAGATGGAGGAGTACACGAACACGGTTGTGGGGATTCTTTCGCGGACGCATGTCTCAACGATTTCGTCGCATTTCAAAAATGCGCCGAAAGGGTTCTTTGATGCCTCACAGACGAGCGAAGATGATGGATTTGAGTGGGATCTTTCAGGTGATACAGGAGAGGGGGATAACACTGTTGCTGCTGTTGCGGAAGAACACGACGTGAATTTGGATACCCTCTAACTTTAGAAACAAGGAGGACCCCCGTTCGTAGCACACGGGCTACAGTTCATACGACCTTCAGCCACAGCCTGGCGTTGCTCATAGGTCGTAAAGTTCACGATCGCACATCCACTATTGAGTGCCGTGCAGTTCGCAGGAGGACAGGTGCCACCCTGCGGCGTCAGTTTTTGCGCCTTGTAGTCAACCCAGATGGTGCGCGTTTGTAGACGCCGAAGTCTGTCGCTTGCGTCCATTCTAACTGAGGCCTATAGAATATTCCCTATGAGGAATAAAGAATGTGTGGAATCTGGGCGGTCTTCGGGGCCGTGGAAAATGACGCGGCAAAGTACGTGAAGTGCTTGGAGGCCTTAAAGGCGCGCGGCCCAGAAGGAACGCGCATACACCCCATCGGCTCTTCGGGGTTCATGGGATTTACGCGCTTAGCCATTAATGGCTTGAACCAGAGCGGTATGCAGCCCATGGTGCATAATGCGAATGTCTGGATGGCGAACGGGGAAATCTATAATTGGAAGGAGCTTGTGACCACCTACGGTCTTTCGTCGGAGTCCGGGAGTGATTGCGAGGTCATCGGGCTTCTCTACGATAAACTTTTTTCAGATGCGGATCACGTCGGGCTCGGCGAATTGTTTCGTATGTTCGACGGTGTTTTCGCCTGCATTCTCGTCGACGTGGCTCGAGGCCGAATCATCGTCGCGAGAGACCCTTTCGGGGTTCGGCCTCTGTACGTGGGCCGCACTCGGGACAGCATCTACTTCGGGAGTGAGCTCAAGAGCCTTCTGCCGACTTGCTCCGTCGTATCGGCATTTGAGCCGGGCTCATTCCAGGTCTACGACCTGCATACTCAGGAGCTTCTTGTTTCAGCGAAGTATCACACGGTGTCAACCCTCACTCTTCCTGGCCTGAAAGACGTGGATGCGGCGTCCGGTGTCGTTAGATCCGCCTTGGAGGCCGCCGTCAAGAAGCGGATGATGACGGAGCGGCCTGTGGCTGCGCTCTTGAGCGGGGGTCTCGACAGTAGTCTTGTGGCGTCCCTCGTCGCACGGAATTTACGCGAGGCCGGACTCGCCCCTCTCAAGACGTTCAGTATTGGCATGAAAGGGAGCTCGGACTTGCGCTACGCTCGCGCTGTTGCCGATTGGATCGGCTCGGATCATACGGAAGTGCTCGTAACGGCGGAGGAGATGTTTGGGGCTATTCGGGACGTGATTTGGGATATTGGGTCCTACGATACGACGACGGTACGGGCGTCTGTGGGGAATTGGCTGGTCTCTCGGGCAGTTCGCAACGGATGCGATTGTAAGGTGGTCTTTAACGGAGACGGCTCGGATGAGGTGTGGGGCTCGTATTTATATATGTTCTTGGCACCGTCCGAGAGAGAATATGGAAATGAGGTCGTGCGCCTTCTGGACGAGATTCACACATACGACGTTCTTCGGAGCGATCGGTGTATTTCCTCACATGGCTTAGAGCCGAGAACGCCGTTTTTGGATAAGGCGTTCGTGCAGACAGTCTTGTCCGTGCCTCTCGAGTTGCGTCGGCCGGTTATAGGGCGGCTTCCCGAGAAGTGGCTTCTGCGTCGGGCGTTTGATGACGGTGTTACGCTGCCTCGAGCGGTACTTTGGAGACAGAAGGAGGCGTTTAGTGATGGTGTGAGTCCGACAGAGGAGTCGTGGTTTCAGATTATTCAGAGGATGGTTGGGGGCCTCGTTTCGGAGGAGGATTTGTTGAATGCGGCAAAAAAATATCCTGTGAATACGCCGACGACGGCGGAAATGTATTACTATAGGACGATTTTTGAGGAGTTTTACGGGGGAGTTGGGATGGAGACGGTGAGTGTGCCGGCATTTTGGATGCCGCGGTGGTCGGATACGACGGACCCGTCTGCTCGGACGCTGGGGAAACTGTTGGAGGAGCTTACATAGCGGGCGTTGCGTCAGAGTGCGTCAGACATGTATACATTGCTGCCTGAGATATCTGTACTGTGGGAGCAGGGTGGAAGAGGGGCTACACCACCGGAAAGATCAGAGGGGTTTAGAGGGGTCTTGCTGTCAAGGGCGCGCACGAGCGCGCGCACGGAGAACGGGGGAGGCTCGTTGTTCACCGTGAGGTCTAAGTTGACCTTTGCGAGTTCCTCTGGTGTAAGCATTACGGGCCATGGGGGCGTAGCGGCCTGTGGCGTAAGCGTAGCGGCCTGTGGCGTAGCGGTCTCCGCTGCAGTGGTGTCTTGCGTAAGTGTAGCGGTGTCTTGCTCAGCTTCATTAGTACGAGGCGTCTCACACTCGCACTCATCATCCTCATCAGAACCATTCATGGGCTCATCATCATAGATCTCCTGGCGGAAATGGGCCTCCATGAAGTCGTTCTGGCTGGTTGCGTACGTCAGAATGGAGAGGTTGATCATGAGAAGAATGGTGAGCAAACACTCGAGGACAGGGTTCTTTGAGACGCTATAGCCAAAGAACACGATGTAGGTCGCGATCGCGAGAGTAAGCGTCTTGAACGTGGTATCAGTAATCATCTGACGAGGATCCTTCAACATTTGGTGGTTAGGACTAGTAGTCCGAGCCGCCAAGCGCTCAATTTTTTTTCTGGGTCGTGGTGTTCGTAACGTCTAGTACTTAACTTTAGTACTAGCCATCATAGAAAAGTACTTAAATTAAGTACTTTGCGGTATTTTTATGACGATGTAATCGCGCCGAACTGATTTAAGTTAGTGCCATCTGATACAAAAGCGCACGTTGTCACCTTAGTGGACGTAGGTGTTACATTTAGCCCCTTAATATTTGTACCCCACGTAATCAGTGCCGCAGTGCCAGCCTGTGTAATTACCACATAGACGATAGATCCAGAAGGGGGGACAGTTCCACAGCTGATTGTCATCGCCTGGTTATTCCCTTGCGCTAGAGTAAAGAGTTGCCCCAGGGTCCCATCAATAGATGCTGTGGTCCCTGGTGTAATAACAGTCACTCCGCTTGAACGTATTTGACCCACCGCCGTAATCGTGCCCCCCGTGTACACAGACATACCTTTATGGTTGTTCGCACCAGATGCCGCAGTCCCATCAATCGAGTCAATCGGCTTATCCACGTTGTACAGAGCGAACATCGTCGCATTCGGATCAATGAAGCCAGAGAGGCCCGAGTGATAGTCAAAGACACCTACAAGGGGTGTTCTGTCCGGATACGTGGTTAAGCTAAGGCCCGCAGCGTCCGGATAGAGCTTTCTGCCGTTCGTGCGGAGAATACGGCCGGCAGGGCAGTCTGCAGCCGTTACTGCAGAACCGGAAGTATTGAGTACCGCCGTTAAAGCACCAGAACCCACATACGAGTTGGCAGGAGAGGCCTTTGCGTAGGTGTACTTGAAAAAGTTGCTGTTGAACGGGGCCGTAGAAATGTAGTTGATGTGGCGAGAAGCGTCATAGCGGCTCTGGGTCTTCACAGAAGACATTTATATTCCTAGAAAAGAATAAAAATGAGTTTCATCGGAGAAACGGGAGCAGTGTTCGGTGGTTCGGACTATGAGTCCGAGTCGCCAAGCGCTGTAAATTTTTCAGGGGATCTCGTGTGTGCGCTTACGTGCGGTACACAACAACAGTAGTGGAACTTGCTACACGAACAATCCAGCGACTGCTCACTGGCCCACCAGCGGTCGCCGCAGAACCTATAATAGTGGTTCCAGTAGCACCTGTGAGTGTGAACGTGGCTATGTTACCAGCACTACCAGAAAGGTTAATAAATGTAAATTGGATTGTCGCACCAACTGTAGCACCCATTAGTGCAATTATATCCGCTGCCGCAGGTAATACAATATTGCGAGTTGTAGTAGGCGTGGCTGTGACTATTCCGGCCACTAGTTGGGCAGCTGTAATGGCCATAGAAGTACCGTCGGTAATATCATTAACGCTTCTAGTTTGAACCAAATTCCCACCAAGTACAACATCGCCACCCGTGTACACAGACATACCCCTATGGTTATTCGCACCAGAGGCCGCCGTCCCATCAATCGAGTCAATCGGCTTGTCCACGTTGTACAGAGCGAACATCGTCGCATTCGGATCAATGAAGCCAGAGAAGCCCGACTGGTAGTCAAACACACCTATAAGGGGGGTTCTGTCCGGATACGTGGTTAAACTCAGGCCCGCAGCGTCCGGGTAAAGCTTCTTGCCGTTCGTGCGGAGAATGCGGCCGGCGGGGCATTCTGCGGCAGATACTGAACTACCAGAATTGTTCAGCACAGCCGATAAAGCACCGCTTCCAGTAAAGTTATTTGCGGGAGAGGGGTCCGTGTACGTGTACCTAAAAAAGTTGCTGTTGAACGGGGCCGTAGAAATATAGTTGATGTGGCGAGAAGCGTCATAGCGGCTCTGGCTCTGCACGGAAGACATTTATACTTCTAGCAAAGAATAAAATTGAGTTTCGCCGGAGAAACGGGAACAATACCCAAGATGCCGAATCAATGTGAAGGCCGCCGAACAACGCCGAAAGTGGCGCCCCTGTTCTTTGAGAGCGGTCCTCGCCTGCACAAATCGAAACCCCTGTCCTTTCTGGGGATCGTTCCGTGTACGAATGAGGCGGACGGGCTGTGTCAGAATTGCGTAGATCGTGAACAGTCCACGGCCTACCAGCTGGAAAAACGCGCGGGCAAGTACATCCCGAACCAGGAAACGATGTTTCACGGACGTATGGGTGATCCGATCCCGAAATGGAGTCGTTTATACGGGGGCGAGTGGTTTCAAGCCCAACTGGCGGCCGGATACAGCGTGTCGGAGGAAACGCGCCGCAAGGCTGCAAACGGAGTTAAGGAGCTGCCACCAGTTCCTGTAGAGATGAGTGAGGTTGGTGCTAGCATTGAGCTCGTAGTTAAGAAGATTGTGCATCGGAAGAAGGTTGTTGCTGAAGCACCTGCTGTTGTCGAGCCTGCGGAAAAGCCTCTAGAAAAGCCTGTGGAAACAGAAAAGCCTGTACAAAAGAAGCAGCAACCCAAAAAGGTTGTTAAAGCAGCGCCTGTAGCAGATCCGGTTGTACCAGAGCCCCCGAAGAAGGTCCGAGTCAAGAAGGTACCCAAAAAGGCTGCAGAAGAGGCTGATCGTATCGTCCCTCCGCCAGTTACCATGCTCCACACAACAAGCGGATTCGTGCCTCGTGATCCGGTGCCAAAGCCCAAGAGACAGTCCAAGAAGGTCGTTGCGAAGACTACGCCGATCATCGGCATCGTTGCTCCAACACCCCTCGAAGACCCCAACGTCGTAAAAATCGCCGTAAAGAAGGTCGTAATCGACGGGCGCGACCTCTACGTCTCCGAACAGAAAGACAAGGTGTTCGACCTGAAGTTCCAGTATCTGGGTCGCTGGAATCGCAAGGAAGATCGCATTGACACGACCTACCCCGACTCAGACGCTTAACGGCGATGTGCTGAATGCCTATATCGCTAACCTAACTCCCGCTCCATCAGTTCTTTAGCCCAAGGCTCCAGCTCCCCCCGAACAATCGCCGTCGGCCTATAAGGAAACGGCGACAAGTACACCGCGTTCTTCCACGACCCCGTCCTATTAAAAGCAATATGCCCGTATTTTTTCTCCGCCGACCACTCCCAGAATGCCCTTTGACCCATAGAGTTCTCCGCGATATTCACCGAAATCTCTACACGCTTCCGCTCCTCCGCCGTACTTGTCCTCTTCGGACAAACCCTCTCTAAAACCCCACAGATCCGCTCATACCACTCGCAACAAGCCACCGTCCTCCACAGAGTCGCCTGGAATACAAAGCCGAGCGTATCCATTTTTTGTACGAGCGGTTTCCACCCAGGAAGTTCCTTGAAACCCGGCCCCGGCGTCTTCGGCCCCGGGCACGGCATACAGCGCGCCGAAACAATCACGGGAGACTTGTCCATCGCCTCTAAAACAGCCTTGAAGGCGACGCCGTTCATCGGCATTTCCAAGAGGAAATCGTCCTGCAGCGGGAACACGTACGTATAGCGCTCTTTGAGAGCCCTCAGCGCAGCCAAACGACTCTCGAGAAACCCGGCCTCCGACTTGTCCAGAGTGAGTAATTTCACCCCGTGCGCCTCTTTCACCTCTTTACAGACCTCGTGATCCAGCTCCTCCGTGGCGAGATAGATGGGCCACTGTAGATCGGGCGCATACCTCCGTAGCATCGTGAAAAACAGCGGCAGAATATAATAATAGGCCGGCGTGGAATTCACAAGAATCGCGACATCCGTGCGGTCCATTCTGTATAGTATATATGGCCGCTCTTTTAGCGCCTAAATCGGCCACGATATTTCCATATAAGATGTCAGCCATTCACCCCGTTACAGGAAAACCGGTTCGCATCATGGAATCGGAGGGCTGCGTTTGGCGCGACGACAAGACGCTCGTTTGGCTGAACGGGACCGAAGAGCCCGGCTCCAAATGGAATCGCTACGACGTCGGAGTGAGCTCGGTGGACGCGTGGCGGGCCATGCAAACGGCCGGAATCGACGTGGACATCTGCGTTCTTATTGGCCCCGACGCGGCCGACTGGATCCGGGCAAAGTCGTTCCGATCCGTGCAAATGTTCGCCACTTCAAAGGCAATAATAGCCGAGATCGGCCCCGAGTTTTTCGTGAAGGAACGTGTTGCGAATATGATCTGTCTGGATAACGCGTATGAGTTGTATCCGATGCTCGAAACCCCGTGGGATACGACGGAGGCCGACGCGCAACTCATGATGGCCCTCATTCTACAGTACAAGCGGACCGGCCCTTTTACAGAGGGAGCGTCTAGGCGCTCCGCTCTGGCGAAGACGATCGGACTGTCCGTAACCGCCGCCGGCGCCCCTCCACCGAAACTCCACTTCATCACCCAGTTCTACGTGCCGCCAAAGGCCGATCGCGCCGCAGAAATCACCAAGACCCTTCGCAAAAACGCCGAGTGCGAGTACATTGATCGCATCATTCTTCTCAACGAGCAGCGCTACGAGATCCCTATCCGCTCACCCAAGATCGAGCAGCGCGTCATCGGACATCGTCTGAATTTCCGAACGGTCTTCCGGCACATCTACGAGAATGTTCCCCGCGATACCATCGTCGTCATCGCAAACGCCGATATTTTCCTCGACGATTCGTGGAGGCTCATCTGGTCCGTCTCGATGCGCGACATGTTCCTCTCCCTACTTCGTTGGGACGAGCCCGAGTCTCCTGCAGATACACCTGTCCTCTTCGGGCCCCGATCCGATAGCCAGGACACGTGGGCGATCCTCTCCAATTCCGTAAAGGATCGCAATTGGGACTGGGACACTCTCGACATTCCTTTCGGCCAAAACGGCTGTGACAACGCCATTAACTATGAGATGCTCCGTAATCGCATGCTCGTCGCGAATCCCTGTATGAGCCTCGTCACCCACCACGTCCATAATTCCGGATACAGAACGTATGCCCCCGCCAATATTATCTCGAAGCCGATCTTCCTGTATCTTCGCCCCACCGGAATTCACGATCTCAAGCCGATCTACGATCTCGCCGGATCGCCCTACGAAACGATCCAGGTCCCCGTGTGTAGGCCGACGATCCGCTGCCGGAATAAGCCCGTATTTCAATCTATGCTGGCAGTCCAAGAGGGCTTGGCAGAGATGGTCCCGGCCTACTCGGCCATGCTACGCACGTATGAGAACGTGATACAGACGAAGGACGGTCTTCTTCAGACATATACCTCCATTCTCATCGGCAAGTCCAAGACGGTCTCCGATGCCTGGGCTCAAGCCGAAGTGAGTGTCGTATCTCCCTGCGTGGCCGTAGACGTGGCCCTCGTCGCCCACTGTCCCGACGACGTCGCAAACAGTCCGTGGAAATACATGACGCAGTATTTGGGCAAAATCCTCCACATGAACAAGCGGACGCCGGGTGAATTTCTCGGGACCGAGTCGATGCGCGGAATTCTGGAGAAGTTCGTCTGGGGCACGAGCCACAAAAAGACGGCCGAGGTGCCCGTCCTGTTGCGCGACCCGGACTTTCACGCCTGGTGCAAGAAGGCCCATATCTGGTACCCCGAGAAGCACGATCGGATCACACGAGAGGAAGTGGACGCCCTCCGGATGTCCGTACTCCGTCGCAGGACCTCCGGGAAATACGTCGTCTTCTGCGTGGACGATCACTGGATCACGAAGGAGTTCGTGGCCGCCGCGGAGGCCGAACTCGGCTGTGACGCGATCATTATAGAGGCCGATGATGCCCCCGAAGAGACGATGGATCTTCTCGTGGGAGCTGCCGGGCTCGTCGCGCACACGTCGTGCGAGCCCCTGTGGGGAATGTGGCTGATTCCCAAGGATGCCTTCGTGTTCGAGATCCAGGTCGAGGCGCAGCCGAGAATGGAGTTCGCCTATTTGGCCGACGTGTGTGGTACAGATCACTATATCGAGGTCGTGCCGCGTGTAAAGCCGCAGGTGAAGAAGGATTCTGAGAACGTGCTCGCAAATCTAAGCGATTTCGTGAAGAAGCGGTCACAGAAGCCGGATTCCAAGGCGGAAATTCTCGTGCCGTCCAAGAAAACCACGGGCTTTTTCGCCCACGCCGGGGACAGTTTTCGTGAGATGGTCGCCATATGGGCCGAGCGCGGATACGTGCCTGTGCGAGAAGTGGCCGGACTATCGCACATCTGGTTCGGCGGAGTCGGGCAGGTACTCCTGTACGATCGCCCCACTCTAGAGTGGCTACACGCGTCTCCCACGGAAGAACAGACGTGGTCCGTAGGCCTGTTCGGAAACCCGAAGCCGCCTGCAAAGGGGGTAGCGTGGTCGTTCTGGCCTCGTCGGCCTGGACTTGTGGAGGAGCTTGCGGCAAAGCCTCGGGTACCCTTTTCGGAGCGGTCCAGGCGCGTCGTCTTTTACGGCAAGTCGGAGAACGCGGTGCAACTTCGGAACAGGACGAAGGCCTCATGGTCTTCTGCCTGTACGGAATTCGTGCACTTGGATTCGGCTGCGGACAAATATCCCTATACGCACGAGGAATACTTGGAGCGTCTGCGGGGGTCCCTGTTCGGCCTCTGTCTCGCGGGCTACGGCAAAAAGTGCCACCGTGAGATCGAGTGTATGGCGATGGGCTGTGTGCCTGTTGTGGCCCCGGAAGTCGATATGAGCTCTTACGCCGTGCCGCCGGTTGAGGGAGTGCATTATCTGCGGGTCGAAGGACCGGGCGATCTGCGAACAAAGACGGAGGGCATGTCGGCTGCTGCGTGGGAGGCCATGTCCGCGGCGGCCTTCCAGTGGTGGAAAGAGAATGCGTCGGCCGAGGGCATATGGGGACTCACGAAAGCCCTAGCAGCCCAGTAGGGAGCATTTTTGAAAGGAGTTCTATGTATTGGAGGCGCTCCTCGGTGTTCGCGCTAATATGTATAATAAAGTCACCCGGCTTCCAGGATTTTTCTATGAACTTCTTATTTTCGTACCGAATCATGCTTTGCATCGTTCCGTGCGGAATAATATGTATTTGAATAGGAAAGGCAAATTTATAGTAGAAGTTAAACACTTCTTGTTCCCATGAACAGGCCCCCTTTGTGATCGGCATAGAATCGCCAATGTCCCATATATCTTTAAGAATTTCCCTGGACTTGTCCGTATTTTTAAAGATGAAGACGCCGCAATTAAACAACGTACTACGCGTTTCAATATCCTCACACAACATACAATTCATAGGGCTCAATCGGAACCCATACTTATCAATAAATGTGTAAAAGGTCTCATCCCGATTTGTAAAGAGAACATCATCATCTAACCAAACAATATAGTCCTCTTTCGCAGTTTCCATGACTTTTAGAAGTGCCGGGATCTTCTGCCAAGATGGATGACGAGTTTCTTCGAACACCTGTGTAAAACACGTGTATTTCATCCCGTGTAGATCACAATAGGCCCGGTGATTCGCAAATGTCTTCGTATACAGTACTTCCCGATTACTTAGCGAAATAGCATGAATACTATTCTTTATATTTTGGATACAATATTGACCGGTTTCAAAGCGCTCTAGAGTCATATTATAGTTTGCAGACCATGCTTCAATGGCTTCCACATAATCTGCATCACAGAACCCTAAGATGTGGCCACCATGTTTCACTTTGTGTCTGGCGATTTCCAATACGGCAATACAGTCTTTAAGCCGCATTTTAAACTTTATGCAGATAACGTCCAGATGTCCGTCATCTAGAGTATTCAAAAATTCGGAATAGTCTATGTTCTGAAATTCCGGATGAAATTGCTTTAGAAGTACTTGTAGGACCTCCGTTTTATAGGTGCCCGCTTCTGATAGATCATCATTATACACAGTCGTTGTTTCGGATTTCATCGGTTCAATCAAATAGACTGTCTTAGGCTTGAGCGTCTCCTTAATACATTTTGCAAATGTGCCATCTTGAGCTCCACATATGCAAATCGTACTACCTGCCTTTATAGCGTTGAGCATTTATTCCTATTTGGATAAACGTATAGCGTAACTTACGCAACCGTCCATGCCTTTTGCTACGATGGTCTGGCCGTACTTTAGGCAGAATTCATCCACGGCCCGTTGAACGCCGAAGACGTAGGCTGTCTGTGCCTTCACCATATTCATCTCGTAGTCATGTCCACAGATGTAAGCGCCGGGCTTACACTTCTTATAGGCGAGTTCCAGGTCCGATTTACAGCCCTCGTAGCCGTGATCACCGTCGATATAGATCATATCAAGACTGTTATCGTCCAAATCGGAAAGCAGATCATAGCTATTTCCACGTTGAATTACTACCCGCTCATCTCCCGTGTATTTATGGTTGAGATCTTGGAAAGACTTATTGAGATCAAGCATTTTGAAAAGGTTACCATCCTGGTTGCCGGAGCCACAGAATCCTTGAAACAGATCTATCATGTACAGCCGAGAGGGTTGGAGAGCATTTAGTATGAAAGCTGAGAATTCACCCTCGAAAACGCCAATTTCGGCATAGACACCCCCTTTCGGAATACAGGCCAAGAGCATCTCTTGGCGCGTCTCGTATACTGCCATTTTCTGAAATGCGCATATATAAATGAATTGTCATATTTACCGCAAAGTACTTAAATTAA